GTCTGCAAATACTCCTCTTAAACTTGCATTAGCAAATGTTAAAGCAGTTCCACTTTCAGTTCCAAGAGTAAGTGCATTAGTTGATACAAGGTTCATATCTGTTCCTGCATCATTTATTTCTCCATAAGGAAGTTCTAAGTGTGCAGTAGTTGTTAAATTGCCAGTTACTGTAGTGTTTTCATTTAACTTAACATAATTACCAGTATTAGATATTTCTATTTGATATGCTAAAGTTCCACCTGAATCTTTTGTACCAAATCTTAATCCACCTGAATTAGTATTGTTAAGGATATAACTCCAATCTCCAGTATTAGGTATGTCTAAAGTGCTACCAGTAAAAGTAAGTCCTGCTTCTGCGTTCATAGCATCTGTGCCAGTAGCAGTAAGTATTCTGTTGTCTGCTCCATTAGCCATAAAGTCTGATACATCTACACTTACTGTAGTGCTTGATATATCTATACCAGTTCCTGCTGTATCAAGCGTTGCGTCTAACTGCGTTTGAATATTGGAAGTTACTCCATCTGTATAATTTAATTCTGCTGTGGTAGCTGTTACTCCGTCCATTATGTTTAGTTCGGCAGCAGTAGCAGTTACTCCATCAAGAATATTAAGTTCAGCAGCCGTGCTTGTAACTCCATCAAGTATGTTAAGCTCTGCAGTTGTTGCAGTAACTCCATCTATCAAGTTTAGCTCAGTTGCTGTAGCTGTTACTCCATCAAGTATGTTAAGTTCAGCTTTAGTAGAAGTAATACCTAAGTTTGTGATTGCATTAGCTTGTTGTGTGCCATTTAATCCTTGTGAAGCTGTATCTACCCTTAATCTATTTCCTAATGAAGTAGAAGTAGTTGTAGAGAAATTAGCGTCATCGCCTAATGCTGCTGCTAATTCGTTTAATGTGTTCAAAGCTGCTGGAGAAGAATCTACTACTCCTGCAACTTCTGCGTCCACATACGCTTTAATGCTTTGTTGTGAAGATACGTGTGTTGAGCTATTACTAGCCATATTATCTTCATCTTTTAATGGTAATACATAATTGTTTGCAGATGCTGCAATCCCATCTAATTTAGAATGGTCTGCGTCGGTAAATACGTTGGAGTCTGTAGCGTTCCCAACTAAAGTTTTTATTTCTGCAGCAGTTTGGTCAGCCGTAGCACTTGATTCAATAGCATTTAATTTTGAATGGTCTGCATCAGTAAATACATTAGAATCACTCGCAGATTCTACTAGAGTTCTAATTTCGGAATTACTTTGGTCTGCTGTCGCACCTGCTTCAATGGCATCTAATTTAGTTTTATCGCCGTTAGCAAAAGCTCCTTCTGATGGCTTAGGTTGTAATGTTGAGATTGTTACTCCCTTAACACCTGCTAAGTCAGTTAATTCAGAATCCATTAATGCGCCCGATGAAGTTACATTTGCTGTGTCTGTTACATCTGCGCTTGCTTCAATAGCGTTTAGTTTGCTATGGTCAGCATCTGTAAAAGTGTTAGAGTCAGAACCAGCTTCTACTGCTGCAACAATCTCTGCGTTGCTTTGGTCGCCAGTTGCTCCTGCTTCTATTGCGTTTAACTTAGAGTGGTCTGCATCAGTAAATACGTTAGAGTCCGACGCAGCTTCTACTGCTGTACGTATTTCTGTATTTGTTTGGTCTGCTGTTGCAGATGCTTCTATTGCATTTAGTTTTGAATGGTCTGCGTCTGTGAATACATTAGAATCGGTAGCTGCTTCTACGGCAGTTCTTATTTCTGCATTACTTTGGTCAGCAGTAGCTGACGCTTCTATGGCATCTAATTTATTCTTTAAAGTTGTTGTAAAATTATTATCTGATTGCGTAGCTACTGTTAGGTCTATCGTGCCATCGCTGTCTTCGTAAGCAACGGTAATACCTGATTCAGTATTGCTTGTAAACATTGCACCTACTAAGTCTTGTATTAATTCTGTATTGACATTAGCATCTACATACGCTTTAATACTTTGTTGGGTCGCTAACAATGTTGCAGAGTCAGAACTAAAATCATCTTCATCTGCAAATGCAGTTATTGTTATAGTTCCATCTGATAAGTTCTGGAAAGAAGTTGTTCCAGTAAGACTAGCTCCTGCTAGGGGAGCTTTTAAATTTAATTGTGTTTGTATATTCGATGTAACGCCATCAATGTAATTGATTTCTGCTGTCGTAGCAGTTACGCCATCTATAAGATTTAATTCTGTTGTAGTGGCAGTTACGCCATCTAATAAGTTTATTTCTGCTGTAGTCGCAGTAACACCATCTAAGATATTAATCTCTGCTGCAGTAGATGTAACACCATCTAAAATATTTATTTCAGCAGTAGTAGATGTAACTCCATCTAATAGATTCAGTTCGGTAGCTGATGAAGAAGTAGCAGTTATTTTAGTTACTGCTGCATCGATTACAGCTCCAGTATGAGTTGAGGTAAAATTAGCCATATATATGTCCCTTTTTCAGTTAAGGGGGGTATATTGCAACCCCCCTAATTAACTACTACGGATTCAAGAAGTTAACTACTCCACAAGCTGTTGAACTTGCAGCGTGTGATAACACAGCTCCAAACATTACATCAGCAACAACAGATGTAGCCAAGTGATCGATGTCATAAGCTGACTGAACTCTTGGTGCAATTTGCTGTCCAAAGTAAAGTGATTCTTTCTTAAAAGCAGTACCAATCTGCGTACCATCAGTTCCAGATTCACTCCAGTCTGTTGATGCGAATACAGGCATACCATATATTTGCATTACAGCACCAGAAGAAATTGGGTTTGCTGCATCTCCTCTAAGATTAGCAGAGGTGAACTCTCCCACTCCCATAAGTTGCATATATACTTTAGGATTTACATATAAGAATGTTTCTCCATCAGTATAGTCGTGATTAGCGTCTAGGAATTTCTCTAAACCACCTCTTAACTCAGCAGCCAATAAGATATTGTCTGTTGCAACGTCAGTATTATTACCTGTGTTACCTTTAAGAGTCGTTGCAAGATAGTTCTCCACTTTCTTAGCTAAGGCATAACCCATACTTTTAGCGTATGCGTTAAATAGGTCTGCCGATTCTTGTACTTTTACAATATCGTCAATCCTTTTAGCTTCGTAGTGATGTTGGTCTATTTGTAGCTGTCTAACGCCATCAGTCTGAGCTGAGTATGTTACGATTGCTCCATCTCCCTTTGCTAATGTTTCTTCTTCAGCTACTTTAGGAATATTAAGAATGTCGCCACCACCTGATACCATAGATGAGAAATCAGTTACTTGATTTCTTAACTGAAATTTTCTTTCAGCATAGTCAAGAATTGCATCTCTCCACATCTCAGGTATAAAATTTGCGGCTGTTGTTACTGTTACATTTGCCATTTTATTTTCCTCCTCAGGAATTTAAAGTTTATCTTTTTTTCTTAAGATAGTGGCTTAACAAGTCATTATGACTTTTTCTTCGATCCTTACCAGAATCCAAAGTTTCAAAGGGGTTGCCTTTAAACTTTTGAACATTGACTTGGTTTTCTACATTGCCAACATTCACTCCAGCTTTCTGGTTAAATTCTTCGGTAATTGTTCGAAGTAGTGTTAAATCCTCTACCTTCTCAAATTTCTCTCGCTTACCTTCAGGAATCTGGCTTAGTAGTGCGTTTCTTTCTTCTGTAACATACCCATTGAACGCAGTTGATATTTCTTCGAATTGCTTCGACAACTCTGCATTCTTGTTCTGTTCTTCAGAAAGTAGGGTTTTATATTCCCCTTGCTCTGCTAAACTATTTTTACGCTGCTCTTCCTGTTCGAGATTTATATTTTCCATTTTAGATTTTAACTCATTGCGTTCTTTCACAACTTCGTTAAACCTAGAGTATGGAACAGCTTGGTCTAACTTTTTTTCGTCTTTATTGACTTGAGGTTCTTTTACAGCTTCCTCTATGGCTGCATTCTGCATTTCTTCAGACATTTTAACTCCTTTAGTGGATTATTATATGGCTTTAAGTTAATTATGAATTAAATTAAGAACAATTCAAATGTCAAAAAAATTAAAAGAGTTTGATTTCAAGCAGCAATGGTTCGATTTTATGAATTATGTGCCACACGCAGGACAGCGAAAGTTGCATTTCCCAGAGAAGCCGACTGCATCTTACTTCGTAAATATATGTGGTAGAAGATATGGGAAAACTACTGCTGCGTATCGAGAAGCAGAGTTTTACGCTGCACAACCTAATAAAAAAATATGGTTAGTTGGCTTATCCTACAAAAAATCACGATTAATGTTTCGTGAGATTTGGAAAGATATGGTAGCTGGTAAAGGTAACGATATTGATAGAGCTTCGGAAAAAGAGCAGTATATAAAATTCAAATGGGGAACAACAGTAGAAGGTATGTCTTGTGAAAATCCTGACTCATTAGTTGGGGAAGGTGTAGATTTATTAATTATTGATGAAGCTGCTAAGATGCCTAGAAAAATTTGGGATATGTATTTATCTCCTACGCTAATTGACAGAAAAGGTAAAGCTATATTTATTACTACTCCAGAAGGGTTTAATTGGATATATGATTTATTCTTACTAGGGCAAAGCGATGAGCAATGGTATAGTGTGCAATCTCCTAGTTGGGAAAATGAACACGCATTTCCTGAAGGAGAGAATGACAAGTTCTTATTAGAACGAAAACGTAATATGTCTAAAGAGTTATTTGACCAGGAATTTGCTGCAAAGTTCACTTCAATGGAAGGGCGAGTATATCCATTCGACAGACAAAAAGATATGGGAGATATTCCTTACAATCCAGAGCTACCAACATATTGTTCTATGGACTTTGGATTTAGAATGCCATCAGTATTATGGTTTCAAACCTATATGCAAGATGGTAACCAACATATTAATATTATCGATGAAATAATTCACGAAAGAAATATACCTACTGATAAATTAGCAGAAATGATTAAGAAAAAGAACTATCCTGTGATTACTTATTATGGCGACCCTGCTGGTAGCTTTGTTCAAGGACAATCTGGTATGGGGGATATTCATATCTTTAGAAAGCACGGAATCTATGTAGAATATCGTATGGACAAACTATCTCGTAATATACAGGGTGGTATAAGTTATTGTCGTGGTTTCTTTGAAAATGCAGACGGATTACGTAGAATAAAAGTAGATAATAGATGCGTTGGTATTGCAGAAGATTTTGAGAACTATCGATTCCCAGAAGCAGTAGAAGGTAAAGCAATTTCAGAGAATCCTATCAAAGATGGATACAATGAACACGGCTGCGATGCTTTCAGATATTTTATATTGAATAGATTTCCAATTAGAAGTAACTTCATTGGAAGAATATCACGATAATAGGAAAACAAATGATTTTTACACCACAAGAGATTATACAGGATTCATTAACGCACTTTAAAGAAGAACAAGCAAAAGCGAGAAGGGAAGAAGTTAGAAAGTCGTTAGACTATTACTCTGGTTCACTAACACATCAATACATAGAAGATTATTTTAAGTCTGACGCATTCCAAGAAATTCCTCATTACAATACTAATATCGTGAAAAAATTTGTAAATCGTATGTCCAAGATATATACGATTGGTGCTAAAAGAAACGTAACTAAGAAATATGACGAGATGACTGAAAAGAAGAATGCTCGTATGAAACAAATGGAACGTATGACTAGACTTATTGGTACGTGTGCCACTTATGTTATGTTCGATGAAGAAGAACAGAAATTTGATTATCGTCCTATTTATTATTTTGAGCCATACTTTGGCGACAACCCTTATAAACCAGAAGCTATTGTTTATCCAATGATGCACGGACACGCAGACTTATCGGATACAACAGAATTGAAATATGCTTACTGGGATTCAGAAAGATGCATAAAGTTTGATGACAATGGAGATGTATTTGATGAGATAGAACACAATCTAGGTGTATTACCTTTTGTATTTACTCACAGAGAAGAACAATTAGATTCTTTCTTTGTTGAGGGTGCTACAGATTTAGTATCTGCAAACGAGCATATTAATATTACAATGACTGAAATGCAACTAGGATTACGTTTCCAGATGTTTGGACAGCCAGTAGTAACTGGACTTATATCTGATAATTCTAATGTAAGAGCAGGTTCAGACGAAATTTTAACTTTGCCAGAGGGTAGTAACTATAATATTGTTGCTCCACAAGGAAATGTAAGAGATGTTATTGAAAACATTAAATGGCAAATAGAATTAGTGGCGTTAAATAATCATCTATTTGTTACTTTCGCACAATCTGGTGGAGAAGTACCTAGTGGTATATCACTAATGATTAAAGACTTAGAACGCCACGAAGATTTTATGGACGACAAAGAATTATATCGTCAGTATGAACAAGATTTTTATAAAGTAGAATATGCTTTATCCCAAGTAAATAGCTTAGGGTTACCAGAACCTAAACGATTTAAAGTCGATTTCTCTGAAGTCGAATATCCGATGACTACTCAAGATAGGATTATGCTAAGTGAATATCAATTAAAGCATAACCTGACTACTGAAGCAAAAATAATGGCAGATGAAAATAAAGATTTAACTGTAGAACAAGCGCAGAAAATCATAGATGAAAATAAAGATGCCAATGGCACATCGTTACCAGAAGCACCAGTAGAGGTAGTAGAAGATGAAGATAACAGTATCGACTAACGTATCTTTTAAAAAAATCAAAGGCAAAAAACTCCCAAAGTTAATATTTGATAATCTAATCAAACCTATAGGTCGTGGAGCTTTACAAAAAGTAAAAAAATCTTTTAAGTCTGGAATAGATATAAACGGAAAAAGTTATCCAGACTACAAAGACAAAGAGTATGAAGCGTATAGAAAGAGTTTAGGTAAAAATACAAAGATGGTTTTTACTGGAAATCTTAAAAGCTCTATACAAACAAAAATCTTTACCAACGAAGCAACAAATACGGTTATAATAAGACCA